ACACTTAATTGATTTTTATAACAATTAAGTTTTTGAAGTGAATTGGGAAGGTCTGGTAATACAGTTAAATTACAATTACTACACAATAATTCAACAATATTATATGGAAATAATACATTATAGTCAATTAATATTTGTAAATCATCAAAATCTAAATTATAATTATTTTTTTGATTAATATATTTAATTGTAAATATTTTATTTCAAAAGTATTATAATTTTAAATTAGAATGTTTTAGAATCAATTTTTTGAAATGATGTCTAGAATTTAATAAAAAATTTAATTAAAAAGTATGTGAATAATGTGAATAAACTATATTAATTTGGTTTAATTTTTGGTATATCAGATAATTTGATGTTGTCTCCTTCTAAATTACTGATATCAAAACCAATATTAACACCTTCTTGACAATAATCACTCACATTAAGATATTTTTCGAAGAGTTTTTCACCATCTTCTTCTTGTTCCATATCAACTTCTTTTACTTTAATAGTAGAATTAATCATTTCTTCATCTAATAAAAGTTCAGAATCACCAGTTCCACTACGTGTCATTTGTCCCATAATAATATTAGATGAAACACCTTTAAGATCATCATAATCACCAAATAAACCAGCACGTAATAATTGGTCTGTAGTTTCTTCAAAAGATGATTTAGCAAGAGGTCCCACATTAGGATTACGATTAATACCATGTCTGTCAATAGGCATAATAAAACCTTTATGTGTCATATAGTCAGCTAATAAACCTAAATGACGATCACTTAATGACGAACCACCTTTTTTAACGATAACTTCTTCAAATTCCTTAAAAATACTATTTCTGGCTGCTTCAACACCAAGAACATTATAAATCTCATTAATATCATTTGTATAACTACGATTTGGATCAACATGTTCTTGTAAAAGTGCCTCTTCTAAATTAGTTCCGATTGTAGTTAATACCCATTCTTCTTTTGGTTGATATGATTGCGTTTCTAAATCCCATGTAAGATTATCTTTTTCTTTATCCATGACAACATGCGAAACATCAATAATACCCTTAATAATTGTATTCACTATTTTCTTTTCCATTTCAACCAATTTCTCCATGTCTTTATCAATATTATCTCCATCAACTTCGAAATCAACTTTAGCACGAAGAATTAATTGATCGGCATTATCATCAGTGTAAATCGCACTAATATTACTATGATTTTGTTGAAGAATAAAACCAATATCAAACATCGTTAAGTTCTTTTCAACCATTTTTTGTTTATTGAATTTAATTCTAATAACCCATGGATTTTCACTTTTTTCTTTGTTAATTATATTAAATGTTTTATATAAATCAACTAATGGTTCATCTTCTGGAATATTAGTTGCTAAATTACTATCTAAATAAATTGATACTTCGGGAAACAAATCCTTAATTGTTGTCAATTCAAGATTTTTTAGAACTTGTATTGATTTTAATTTATCATATTTTGTGTTTTCATCTAAATAAATCTTCATACTAGCGGTTTTAATATTTTTTGAACATGCCATTAACTCTTTTAATCTAGCTACACCACCTGTGGTAACCGCTGATGACGCACCAGCTTTATGGAATGTATTCAATGTGAGTTGCGTAGAAATTTCACCAATACTTTGAGCACTAATGGGTCCCACCATTTCACTAATTGAAATACGACTCTTAATATATTGTCTTTCAATTAAAGCAATAATATACATAAAAGCATCATCGGTAAAACGTTCATTGAAAACCATATTTTTAGGAGCTAAATTAAATCGTATAATCATATGTAAAATACTATTTGGATTTCCATGTGTATTTAATTTTTCAATTAATTTTTCAGTTTCAAGGACAACTTTAACAGGATCTAAATCAGTTTTAGCTTTTTTATTAATATCAAATCGTCTAGAAACATTAATTATTGTTCTTTGAATATTTACAGGTGCCATAATATCCTTAATATATTTATTTTGAAAAACATATTTAATCATGTGATCACGTACATCAATTAATTTTTCAAAAGACATATCTAGAATTTGTTTCCATTTTTTATTCTTTTTCATTGTTGTTATAGCTTGTTTAGTCATAAATACATCCCAATTTTCCGTTTCCTGTAATTTATATTCTTGAGCCATTTTATCTTGTGAATAGTATAAAAAGTTTATCTTTTGTTCTTCTAATAAACCAACTGGATCCATACCATCTTCACCATAAAGTGTTTGATAAATATCACCTGTGGAATTACGTACAGAATAATCATAACAAACTTTTAAATCCTCCATTGCCTTAATCAATCTTCTTTGAACATAACCAGATTCTGCGGTTTTGACTGCTGTATCAATTAAACCTTCACGACCACCCATAGCATGGAAGAAGAATTCTTTTGGATTTAATCCTTCAATAAAACTAGCCGCCACAAATCCTTTAGCTTCTAAACTTGCGTCATATCTATAATAATGTGGTAAAGAACGTGTTCTATCAGAAAATCCAAAAGGAATACGTTTATTATCTATATATTGACCTCCAACAATACCGACCATTTGACGGTAATTGAATGATGAACCTTTAGAACCTGATGTAACAGCTTGTAAAATACGATTGTCTTTATCTGCTGTTTTAAGAACAATATTTTCAACTGTAGATTCTATTTTAGATGTAATTCCACGGATTTTATTTTCATATGCGGTTTGGTTATCTGGTTCTGATGGATCATTAAATGTTCCTAAATGGATTTGTTTTTGAATTTCATTAACTTCCTCAACACCTTTAGCAATAACTTTTTTAACTGTTTGACGGACATTATTTGGAATTATTAAATCACGTGGTCCCACACTAAACCCAGTTCTAACAAGAAAGGCGGTAATTAATCGTTGAAGATTATCTAAATATTCAGTCGCAACTTTAGTTCCAAAATCATTATAAATTATATGAAGAATTTTACCACTTTGCGAAGTTTTAATTTGACCTCTTAATAATTTACCTCTGACAATTTCAATAATGTTTATATTATTTGGATCTTTATCATCAACCGCATAGAAATTAATTTCTGGAAGAATAGTTGAAACTATACTATGACCAGACCAGAATTTCATTTCCCCATTACTATTTGGAACATCTGGTTCTGGTAATTGACCAGTGTATCTTGATACTTTTCCTAATAAATTCATCGCGTCTCGTTTGTTAAAATAAACACCTTTTCCTGTCATTTTGTAAAAACCAAGAAGTGTATCCTGAACAGGTTTAATAATTGGTGATGAGTGTGCGGGACTAATAATTTGATGAGGAACGGCTGCCAAATATTTTAATTCAATCGATGATAAAATAGATTGTGGAAAATGTGTGTTCATTTCATCACCGTCAAAATCAGCATTATATGGTGTTGTTACAGTTACGTTTAATCTAAATGTATTAAAAGGCATAACTCTGACTTTATGTGCCATCATACTCATTTTATGTAATGATGGTTGACGATTGAATAAAACATAATCACCATCTATAATATGACGATGTACAATATCTCCCTCTTCTAATTCATCCGCTTCCTTTTTTAATAAACCTTTCTTTTCAACCATTTCTAAAGCAATAATACGTCCATCCGAATTCTTTTTAATACGACGAGCACCCGGATAATTATTGGGACCATTTAAAACATACTCATATAATCGATATTTATTATATCTATCAACCGTCTCTGGAAATGTTTGATTCATGGCTATTTTTTCAGGAACACCTAATTCACCAACACTAATGTTTGGATCTGGTGTAATAACACTACGTGCTGAGAAATCAACACGTTTTCCCATTAAATGTCCTCTAATACGACCTTCTTTTCCATGTAATCTTTGTTTAAAAGTACGTAATGGTCGTGATGTTCTAGTAACCGCTGCCTTAGAAGATGACTCATTGTCAATCAACGTCGCAACATGATATTGAAGAACTAAAAAGAATGAATTAATAGTTTCTTCTTTGCTACTTCCAGTTGCTATTTTTTTACGGATTGTATTATTATGTTTAATAATGTCAATGTATTTAATTGTCAAATCGTCTTCACTTTTTTGATTATTATATTGACGAACTGATGGACGAACTGCTGGAGGAGCAACTGGTAGAACAGTACATATCAACCAATGAGGAAGACACCATTCTTTTGAAAATCCGAGAGCATGAATATCTTCATCTGGAATTTGACGAAATAAATTAAGAACAAAATCTGGAGTAAGATTTAATTTCTTTTCTTCGGCTTTCATATCAGTTTTAAGAACTTTCCATTCGGCATAAATTTTAAATTCATTACGTGTATATTTATTTGGTTGTTCGCATCCACATCCTTTTGGATTACCAATATCATTCTCATTTTCTTGACGACAGAATTTATGTTTTGAAGCAATATCTGTAATATCCATAAATCTTTGTAAATTATTTCCCGTTGTATCTCTTAAAATTGCTTGAATTTGTGGATGATTAACATCAACTAACAATCTAGAACAATTTAAACATACACTTTTTAATGTTCTCAAAATCCAATATATAAATTGAAATGAAAATACCGGTTTCGCTAACTCAATATGCCCATAATGCCCCGGACAAAATGTATTTGTTAATTCACATGTTTTACATTTTTTATTACGATCACATACACCCATTCTAGGGTCAAATAATCCTCCAAGAACTGGATCTCCATTGTTTTCATATAAATTCGCTTTTTCAACATGAACTACCGAACGTCTTAAACATTCTTCTGGTGATAAAACACCAAATTGAACCCCCACAACATTTCTTATATCAGATGTATTTTTACTCATTTTCAATGAAACTAATTTATTTATTATACAATATTTTTTTATATTCTATTTATTTTATAATTTTAATTTATTATACACGATATATTAATTATATATTTTTACATTCAATTTTTTATTTTATAATAAATTATTTATTGATTATCATAGACATTTATAATATTATGTATTTTATACTGGTGTAATAACTCGCAACTGATATTCTAGGAGAATTATTTAGTTTTATTAGTTTGGTTATAGAATGTAAATAGAAAAAATATTTTTATATATCTTTTTAACTTATTCAATATCAATATTCAAATTCAAAATATTTTTTCATGATATCTGATGTTAATTCATGAAAATTAACATTGGCGATTTGTCGTTTAATCATTAATATTAGAAAATCAATAACAATTAACCCCGATGAATTATCTAATATATTAATGAATGGATATTCAATAAAAATTTCAATTGAATCGAAATCATCAAATATTTCATCTGATTCGTATGTGTTCCCGTTAACATCAATATCCATCCATTTTATTGGTTCAGATTGTACATATGATTTATAATAATCTTTAATATGAAAAACAATATTTTCATTTTTAACAGTGTGTTTAATCGAATTTATATACCATTTTAGATGAAGATAATTATTATTATGATATTTACTTATCATTGTTTTCGAACAATAACAATTTAAACATACAGAAAATTGAAATTTATGATAAGATGGATCACAAATATAATATATAAATTTATATAATAATGAATCTGTATTGTTTACTTGTTGATTACAATATAAACAATAACCATTATTAATAACACGAAAATCCATATTATCAGGATCCATAATCTTATATAATTATATTAAATTGTAAAAATAATAATAGGAAATATGAATTCAATTTTATTTATCTTTTTTGTTAGCTAAAATTGATATTTGTAATGAATCTCGCTATTTAGATTTTGTTGGATATACACCATACCAACTATTTTTTGAAACTTGAAAATCAATAGACGTATTAGGTAAATATTCAAATTTCTTTATTTCTTCAAATCCATCATTAAAATCGAATTTTTCTTTGCTATCTTTAACTTTTTGATTTTTTATTAAATTTGTAAAAAATATTGTTCCATCATTTTTATCTGACTCTGGAGATGGAAAATAAATTAAACTTGTTATTTGTCTAGAAGAACTATCAGTATGAATTTTAATTTGATAATTTTGATAATCTCTCACCAATTGTAATGATAAAGAATAATTCAAATACTTTTGTTTAACAATATTATATTTATTCAAATATAAATCAATAATATTAGAGTTAAAATACCATTCAATTAAATTATTCCATAAACTATCAGTTCCAAATATTTTTTTATTAATTTCTAGATCATTAGTTAAAAATATTCTATATCTATCATGATGTGAATTATCTGGAAATGGTGTTGAATATTTAATATATATTTCATCCGATGGTAAATCATTGTATAACAAATTATAAAATTCGCTTGGAAAATACTAAAATGATGAATAATTAAACGGAAACCTTTCAATAACACTATTTTTAATATTTTTTTCCGTTTCATGTAAATATAATTCTAGATTAAAACTCATTTTATTTAATGATTTTATTATTTTTATTATTTTTATTATTTTTTATTATTTTTTATTATTTTTTATTATTTTTTTATTATTTTTATTATTTTTTATTATTTTAAAATATGTCTAGAATTAAATTATTTTAAAATGTTTTTTTAAAATTTTTTTTATCTACATAAGATAATAAAGATATTAAATAAATTTTAAATCATAACTATGAGTTTTAATAGATTAAAATACGATATGTGTGCCCACACTCAACATAATTATCAAAGTGTAAGTCCTTTAGCTTTCCAATTGGATCCAAGTAGATATGAAAATTGTAATAAATGTCGAAATGAATTTGGATTAATTGGTGGTTCGGCTGTTTCAAATGTTAAAGGAAATTTAGTTGATTTGGAAAGCGATCTTAAAGGTATTACACGTCTTAGTTCTAAATGTCCTTCATTAGATTATCAAATGCCATGTCCTCAAGTTGGAATGGGAAATTGTCAACCTAAAAAAATTATGATTAGGGGAACACCTACAACAAAAGCCAGAACAATTGATACTCAATTAGTTCATTTACCACCATGTCAAATGAATAGATATAAACCAGTCCCATTACCTCCGGTTGTTAATTATCCAAGATGTCAATAAATAATATTAAATTAAATTATTTTTGAATATGACATGTCATTATTATTTGAAGGAGGATATTGACCATTTCTTAAGATAAAATCTGAATATATAGCAACTTCACGAAGTGGATCACTATTTTCAAAATATCTAGATTCTAAATTTAATTTTTTATCTTTGTTTTTCTCAATCATTTCTTTCGGTAATGTTGGTTTTATTTCGTCTTCATAAATCTCATTTTCAGGTATAGTTATTATATTTTGATTCATATTTTGATTCATATTTTGATTCATATTTTGATTCATATTTTGATT